CCCGGCGATGTCAAGAAGTGGGCAGAGCTTGGCGTCACGCTTGAGCCGCTATACACCGCCACGCCGCCAGCAGTGCCGCAGGAGCCCTATGCGTGGACCATCAGCGGGTCAAACCGCATGTGGTTTGGTGATTACGCGAAGGATGATGCGACGGCAGAAGCGGCGTGCTGTGGCGGCACATGCGAGGCATTCCCGCTCTATAGGGGAACGCCATGAAAGCCACCATCGCCCTGACCCTGATCGCCGCGTTCACATTAGGCGCATTCGGCCCAGCCCTTGACGCAGCGCCAGCCACTGAGCCCACAGCTCACGACCGCATGCGCAACGCCGCGCGGCAGATGTGCGGCAGCGAAAACGCGGCATGGGAAGAAGTATCACCCGGCGTCTTCCAGTGCTTCACCCATCGCGGATCAAAGACCATCAAGACGAGGACAACACCATGATTTTCTGGCTCTGCACTATCGCAATCTGCATCGCTGGCACCGGACTTGCTGTGATCCTTGTCGGATTTGATCGCAGCCTGGATGACTACGAACACCAGTCACGGCAAGAAATTGACATGACGTTTGAGCCGGAGGACGCATGAGACGCTGGCTGAATTTCCGCTACTGGCTGTCGCGCGGCTACACGTGGCGCAATGCGTGGAGGTTGTCCAAGTGATCGACCTCGACCAACTCGCAGCCGCAGCAATGAAGCGGCTTATTGAGCAAGTGAACCGCAGCGCAGGCCAGCATCAGCGGGCTATTCGGGCTGGGTTTATTGCGCTGATCAAACAAGTAAAGGAGCGCGATTATGTCACGCATGGGTGAATACGTTCTTGAGCTGCAAGAGGCAGAAGACGCTCTTGAATCACACATTTTCAACACATCACAAAGGAACACACATCATGTCAATAGCAACCCTAATCCTCGGCACTTCTGGCTCCGGGAAATCAACCAGCCTGCGCAATCTGGACCCATCAAAGACGCTTCTGATTCAGTGCATCAAGAAGCCACTTCCTTTTAGGGCTGCTGGATGGAAAACCCGTATCACACTCAAATCTGAAGGTAACGTGATTCAGACAAGTGATCCGGTAGTGATCGAAAAGTGCCTTCGCAATTCTCACTCTGAAATTGTCGTGATTGATGATTACCAAGCTGTCATGGTCAATGAACTGTTGAACCGCTCCAGTGAGAAGGGTTACGACAAATTCACGGACATCGCAAAGAACGCATGGAACGTTTTTAACGCTGCGGGCGACCTCTCGCCAGAGCGACGGGTTTACATCATGGCGCACACACAAACCGACGATTTCGGGCAGACCCGCATGAAGACCGTTGGAAAGATGGTTGATCAGACCCTTGTGCCAGAGGGTTATTTCACCATCGTGCTGCGCACCGAAGTCGTCAACGGCAATTACAAGTTTTCAACCCAATCCAACGGACAAGATTGCTGTAAATCGCCACTCGGCATGTTCTCTGAACTGCACATCGACAACGACTTGAAATTGGTTGACGAAACCATAACCGAGTTCTACAGCATCGCTGCAACCGCTTAATCAACCCAAAGGAAAACCATGTACACACTAGACCCACAATCCGCCCGCAAAGCCGACACCATGGGCAACCAGATCAAGGAGATCGGCAAGTATGTCGGGGCCTTCACGCAGGCCGTGGACATCAAGACCAGCAAGGGCGGCAAGGGCGTGGCCTTTGTCTTCAAATCCACCGCTGGACAAAAGGCAAACCTTGCCGTCTACACCATGAGCGCGGATGGCGAGAAGTACCAAGGCTATGACGCTCTGATGGCGATCATGACGTGCATGGGCCTGCGCGACATCAAGCCAAAGCCGGGGACGTTCACAAAGTACGATTTCGACAAGAAGGAGGATGTTCAAGTAGAGGGCAGCATCTTCCCCGATCTGTGCAAGCCAATCGGCGTCCTTCTGGAGACTGAGGACTACGAGAAGCAAGACGGCGGCACTGGCACGCGCATGGTTATGAAAGCGGTGTTTCAAGCTGCCACTGAACTTACGGCAAGCGAGATTCTGGATCGCAAGACAACACCGGAGCAACTGCCGAAGATGGTCGCAGGACTGCGCCACAGGCCACTTAAGGCGGGGAAGTCACATGCACCTACACCACAGCGCCAAACAGCGCCTGCTAGCGGTGGCAGTGGATTCGATGATATGTCAGACGACATCCCATTTGCCACGGCATCCATTCACTACGACATGACCACCAGCAAGGCCCGCCGCATGGCGCGCAACGAGTTCTAGGAGCCATCATGACCCCCTACAAAAGAGCCAGAGAAATGAGCCGTATGAAACGCTATGAAATGACGGCGTCGCAACTCCGAGAGATTTTGCACTACGCGCCCGAAACAGGTGTGTTTACCAGAATCATTTCAACCGGGTTGAATACTCATGCTGGCGACATTGCTGGAGGCCTTCATTCAACAGGGTATTTTGAAATAAGAGCATGCGGCCACAAATACAAGGCTCACGTTTTGGCGTGGCTTTACGTTTATGGCGTCTACCCTGATGCGTTCCTTGATCACATAAATGGCAATAGAGCTGATAACAGAATTGAAAACCTACGACAAGCTACCAAGGCTGAGAACGCGCAAAACTACAAAACAAGAAAAGACAACACAAGCGGAGCAACTGGAGTCATTTGGCATAAACGCACCGGAAAGTGGGCCGCAGCGTTAAGCATAAACAAGCACTTAACTCATCTTGGGCTATTTGCCAGTTTCGATGAGGCGAAGATGGTCCGCGATGCTGCGAAAAAGGAGTTCCATAAATTTCAACCGGAGCAACGAGCATGAGTGCACCAAGTCTTTACAAGGCGTCAATTGATTTGCAACAGCGTATCGTTTTGTGTTGTGACCCAGACACGGGCGTGATTGACACTGATCGCCTCGACATGATCGAGGCCACATTCCATGATCGTGCTGTAGCTGTCGTTGCCGTCTACAAAGGCAAAGGCCACACCATCGAAACGCTCAAGAGCTACCTTGCCGAGATTCAGGACAAGATCAAGCGCGAGGAAACCAACCAGGCGCGGCTAAAAGACTACCTGCAGGCTTGCATGATCATGACAGGAACCGAGTCAATCAAGAGCGATGACAGCCTGCTGACAGCAACGCTCTATCGTGATCTGGATGAATCGGTGGAGATTGACGAAGGCGTCGAGTTTCCAGCAGCGCTGTGCGCCGATCCGAAGCCGCCAGCGCCAAGCAAGACGAAAATCAAGAATGCGATTCTTGCCGGTGAAGCGGTGGCGGGTGCGCGGATTGTGCGGCGTGATCGGCTGACTATCCGCTAACCAGCCCAGCCGCACGGTGGCCATTTTCCCAAGCAACAGCAGCGCACGGCAAGACTATTTTGTCTGCATGGACTATTCACAGGCCCGCGACTTGGTTTTGGCGCTTTCGCACTTCCAGCGTGAGCTGGGGTTTGACGCGAAGCTGCCCGGTGGCGAAGCCATCCGTGCCGAGCGTTGAGTTATCTATCACCTTTTTAACGGAGAAATACCATGTTTGGAATGCTTGAATCTTTGGCGAAAGCCGCTGCTGCTGTGGTCACTGTCCCGGTGGCGGTGGTTGCTGATGTCGTGACGCTTGGCGGCTCGCTGACCGACAAGGAGCAGCCCTACACCGCTGACGCTGTTGGCGATCTTGTTGACAACCTCAAAGACGCTACGCGCCCCGAGCGCAAGTGAAGGATAACGCCGCTGCTGTGCCGACCGCTTGAGGTATGCGGCGGGCGCAGCACGTCCGCCATGAGTGAAATGTTATGCCGGGAATGGCAAAAGGAGAAGACGATGAATTTACAAGCACTGGTCGATGGTATGCGCGCACAGTGGCAGCGCGAGCGGTCTGAAACCCAATTGACGTTAGGCAAGCTGATAACTGCGCTGGAGGAGATGCCGATGCACGCACAAGTGGCGAACCTACGCAACCCTGACAGCTACCGTGGTTACTACTCTGACCTGTACTTTGAGCGTCAAGAAGGCGAGCGCCCTGCGTCCGACTTGCTTGCGGATTGCAAAGCGACGATGGGGCAAGAGTTCACCGGGTACAAAGGTGGCGAGTATGTGGCGGGCGTGAGGACGCCGCTGTGGATTGCCACTTACGGATGCTGCGGCCAAAAGCTGATGGCTGTCCACGCTGGCGGCGAAATTGAAACCGCTGAAGATGACTGAGGCATAACGCCGCTGCTGACCCGCGCTAGTCGGGTCGAGCAGCCTGTTCTACCGAACCTTTAACCGGAGAAAGACGATGGACGAAACCCTAACCTGCCCCGAGTGCGGAAGCGACCGAGTGACAACGCAACACCACCAAACATTCATGGTCAACACTGGCGACCACTACTGCCACAGCATGAAAACGCAAGACTCGGATTCACCTGCTGGTTGCTTGGATTGTGAATGGCGTGGCGAACGCAAGGACTTGGTGGTGCGGTAGAACGCCGCTGCTGTGCCGACCGCAGAAATAACCGGCAGCGAAGCTGTCCGGGTTGATTGACGGGTTAGGTGACTCCACAACTACGGAGAAAGAAATGAAAGAACACACGACGCAAGAAATAAACGACAAGGTGCAGGCAGTATTCGACGCCGAACACGCCAAGCACTGCTGTATGGGGTGGGAGTCGGAGGGCTGCATCAAGGTTGAAACGAACACGCCCGAATTGGTGAGGGTGACGATTAGCTGCATGTACGAAGCCCCGTCGCCGACGCTCGATGTACTGATGCAACTTGCTGACTTCTTCGGAACCATGAACATCAACGACGACGACCGATTCGCCAATTGCGGCTGTGAAACGTGCGACTACGGTTCGAGCTACGGCTACACGCTGACCGTTCGCCCTGAGTCAACTAACGCCGAATTGTGCGGCGGCACGTCCGCCACGAATGCCGTGTTAAACGGCTTGCAACAGACTGGAGTAAAGAAATGACAGAGTACAACCTAAACAACAAGGTGCGAGTGAAGCTAACAGAGGCTGGCCGAGCTGCGCTGGAACGCGACCATGTTCTATTCTGGTCTTCGCAGGGTCGAACCATGCCGTATGCACCGCCAAAGGAAGACGCAGACGGCTGGAGCGAATGGCAACTTTGGAGCCTCATGTCGGCGCTTGGAAACCACCTTGAGCTTGGGTTTGCCAACGTGATGGAAACGACCATACAACTGGAGCCATTTAACGCTGGCGCTGACGCGGCGTAGCTCGCCGTCCAGCAGCCTGTTATGCCGGAAACGTAGAAGGAACACCGATGAAGCTAGATATTGAAATTACCGAGGCTGAAATCAAAGCCGCGATTGAGCGAAAGATTCGGGTAGCGATTGCCGACGAGTCGAACTCTTGGAGCGCAGACAACTTTATCAAGGCCGCTGTCAAAAAGCACTGGGCCGAGTCGGTTGATCGTGTGGTGCAGGAGTGTCTTGCAGATACGCCGCGCATCCAAGAAAAGATCAAAGCCGCGATTGAGGCGAAGCTGAAGGGTCAGCTAACCGCGATGATGAAAGTAAAGGCATAACGCGATATAGGCGGGCGGATATCCTGGGAAATTCCGTTGCTCCAAGCACTAAAAAGCCAGCCAAGTCTCACGCCCAATTGATTTGATGCTCTGATAAAAGTAGCACGAAAGACCGCAAGATGAATGACACCGCAATCATAGAGATACGCCAGTTGCGCCAGGAGCTTGCGGCGTTGGTATCATGCTTGTCTCCATGGATCAGCACAGATGAAATGTGCCGACGCTACGGCTGCACCCCGCGCACCCTTAACAACATGGAGCGCGATGGGCGAATACCATTCCGAAAGAATGGCAAATGGAGCCGATCCGAGGTAATGAAACGGGAAGCAGAACTCCCATAATTCTCCCATTTTGGCCGTTTCTATAGCTACAAGATTCCGGCCCCGGGCACCACCATTCAAGCAATTTTCTTTCAAAGCCTTTCCGCTTCACTCGGCAAAGTCAAGCAAATCAAGGCTAGCGCCGTGGGTTATCATTTCCTGAGTTTCCCTGTGACAGGGAAAAATTCAGCAAAGATTTCTCCCAAATCTCTCCCACGGCCCTCCCATGGCGTCAATTCAGAAGGTAGCCAACGGCTACCGGGTACAGCTCACTGTTAAGGGGCAAAGAGACTCGCGCGTGTTTGATTCGAAGCGCGACGCCCAGCAGTGGGCAGCGCAGCGCGAGATTGAAATGCGTAATGGGAGCGCGGTGGGAGGGCGGACGTTCTCCCAGGCCGTGGAGCGTTACCTATCTGAGGTCTCGACCAGGAAGGAGGGGGAGAAGTGGGAGCGCTTTAGGCTCGATGCGATGCTGGCCCATTTTGGAGACGTGCCACTAGCCAAGATAGGACAGCCTGAGATAGCGGCCTGGCGTGATGCACGGCTCAATGGTGACGAGAATCACAAGCCGGTGACAGGCTCAACCGTGCAGCGGGAAAAGAACCTGCTACGAAACCTCTTTACCAAGGCGCGGGATGAATGGCATTGGATGGATCACAGCCCATTCAAGGGTGTGGAGATGCCCAAGGAAAATGAGCACAGAACGGCGCTATGGGACTGGAAGCGGATCAGGCGTGTGCTGCGCTTTCTGGGATATGTGCCAGGCAAGCCACCTGAGACGGCCTATCAGCAGGTTGCACTGGCCTTCATGATCGGCCTACATACCAGCCTGCGGGCGTCTGAGATACTAAGGGTTAACGCGAAGACTTTGAGCACTGAGACGCGGGTAATCCGGGTCAAGACCAAGACGATGAAGGTCGCACAGGTGCCGATCACGCGCCGCGCTGTCAAGGTGTGCAAGCTGGCGAATTTCACAATCACGCCGGTCGATCTCGATGCACTGTTTCGTAAATCTCGGGATGGGACGATGGCCGGCGACTACACGTTTCACGACTCGCGCGGTTTTGCGCTGACCATGCTTGCGCGCAAGGTTGACGTGCTTACTCTGTCACGCATCAGCCAGCACAAGGATCTGAAAATGCTGATGCGGTATTACCGAGAGACGCCGGAACAGATCGCCGCGCGGCTAGGTTGAGCTATTGCAGACCAGGCGCCCGTCCTCAAACGCGGCCCTGAGCGCCTTCGCCAGTGCGTGCTTCGTCACCAGCATGCACCCGCCATTCTTCTCGCAGATGGCCTTTTCTTCGTCTGTCATCGTCGCCTCCAGGGCAATGGCTGGGCCAACAATCAGGAACAGAATAGAGAATGTGACGAACAGCAGAAAGCCCGGCCAGCGGCAATTGTCGCGGCTGTGGTCAGGGCTTCCGCATTTGGTGCATGGCATGGCGTGATCCTTACTTGGTCTGCAACTCGGTCTTGCGGGCGCTGCTGGCGCTGGTGCCCATCCAATATCCGGTGATTGCTCCGAATCCGCCCGTCAGGATGGACGTTACAACCATCATCTTGATTTCATCAGACCAGCCATCGCGCATCAGGACGGCATAGGCAACGAGGTAGACCAGCGGGAGAATCGCCCCAGTGACCCATATGGCCGGATTCAGCCAGGACTTTTTCTCGGTCATCTCCGCATTGGCTTTGCGCGCAGCCTCTACGCCGCCACCCACTTCGGTTAGTTCGAACCACTTGGCCTCAATCGCCGACTTGACGCTGGCCGCAGCCGCAGGATCGCTCTTGATAGCCTCCGCCAACTCCTGCTCATTGCGGGCGCCAATGGCTTCCTTGGCGGTGTCAATCACCATCTCTACCGCTTTTATGTTTCTGTTAGACACGTCGGAACCAGAACCGAAAATGGTTCCTAGCTTTGGCAGTAGGTCGATTACGGCGCTGATAGCCGGGACGATAAAAGGGCTCACAGTAGTCTCCTTCGGTGGTTGTGCTGGCTGGCTTGTGATGATTCCGCCTGCGTTGATGTATGCCTCTTTGGCGTGATCCATACGCACGACTGGCTGGCCGTAGGGGCTACCTGGCAGGCTGGCCCATTCCTTGTTGCACTTGGACACAGCCGCTTCGAAGTTGCCAGCAATCACATCTTGCAGAGCGCCGCGTCCTTTGATCAGGGCAATCGCGCCCAGGTCTTGCGACTCTGGCGTGAAGTCGGTAAAGCCGTATTGCTTAACGAGCGTGTCCCATGTGCGCGACAGGAACTGATATGCCCCGGCTGCGGTGCTGGTCAGGGTCTTGCCGGACTTGCCAAGTTTGTACGTCTGCGCCTGGCGCGGGTGATCCGCGAAACTGAAGAACTGCGATCCGCCAAACATGCGGGAATAGCCCAGGCCGTCGCTGGTGCCTTCGCCGTGGCGGATCATCATCAAAAACGCCGTGACGTTATCCTCTTGCAAGGCGGCGCGTAGGGATTCGATGGGGGTCATGAAATCTTGATGTGTGAGACAACCCACCCAACAGCAGCCCCGACAGTGCCAGCGATGCCACCCAACCACACCAGCGTGCGCCAGCCGCCCTTGCTCTGCTCCATCAGGTCGCGCATGGCCTGTACGTTTTCCTTGAGCGTGTGAACGTCTCTTGAGAGCTGCGCTACCTGTTGCTCAAGCTGTCCATATTCGCGGGGATCAATGCCTGTCATGTGCCGCCTTAGAAGCTGTAACCAACCGAAAGATTGGTGGTCATGTTGTGGTAGATGGATGGGTAATCTGTGCCGCGCGTAGTCGTGTGCCAGGCGCTCAAATTCAGCGACCACTTGTCGATGCGGTAGCGCAAGCCGACCATTGGTCCGATGTTCCATTTACCGGCGTCACCAACCCGCAGGGCAACGCGCTCACATTGGCGACACCAAACCATGTCGGGAATGTCCATCGTCCAAGTGGGTCGGTACAGGTACAGGCCGGTTTCAATCGTCCATGGGCCGAACGACTTTCCAACTGCGCCAAAGACGCCTTGCACTTGCCCTGATCCGTACCAATGCGAGGTGGGCCAGCAGGTTCCGTTGCATGCCTTGGTGGCCGGGTTGTAGCCGCCATCATCTGGGGCAACGCCGTCCAGCGCTACAGCCTCGGCGGATGTCTTGACGCTTCCAAGACGCATAAAACCGGCGCCGTATTTCAAGCCAAGCGGGCCGGTGGTGTCGTACCGAATGCCCACAGATGGCGATGACATTCGCAGCTCGTAGGGGAACGCTTTTTGATACCACACACCATCACCATGTGGCGTGAACTTGCTGATACCGTTGAGGCTGGTCCACTCGCCCGCGCTGGCTTGGAAGCACAACAGAACCAGAAACAAGAACTTGAGTAATTTCATGGGTCGCCTAAAATGACAAAACCCGCACTGGGCGGGTTCTGGGGGTTGATTGGAAAACTGGCTTATAGCTTTGATACTGAAGCCGTTTGTTGCGGTGCTACTGATACTCGTTGTCGTCGGCCTGCGCCTTGTATTTCAGCGCCTGATGCCTGAAGGCAGATTGAAGCGGGCGCTACTGCTACCTGTTTTCAACCGCAAGCAAACCAGGCACGGGTAGGTATTTCTCGGCCCGGCTAGCAAGCAATCCCATCTTCGATTGCTGCTGCACCATCTGCAGCAATGCCGCCGCTTTCTGTGGATCGGCCATAGCCTCTGCCAACAATCCCTGAATCTTTGGCTGCGCGGACTTCATGACGAAGTCATAAGGGCGACTCACGGCACTTGCGAGAACACTCTGCGAGAACGATTGAGGTATTCCAAGCGGGCCAGCTATCTTGTTTAGCAGGTTTTGCCCCATCATGTTTTGCATGGTTGGCGAACCAACAGCGCGGCCCAGCGTTTGCCCCGACTCCTTGCGCGCCAGGTCTTTAGCGATCCCCTCCAGGGTCGCCACATCTGCAGCAGGCATTACATCTGCCAACGCCTTATTCATGCCTGTCTGCTTCTTGATGGACTCCAGCGCATCAGATAGGGCTCCCTGATACGTGCTGCCCATTTCTTTTCCAGCGCCCCACTCGGCATTCTTGTAGAGCCGCCTCTGTAAGTCGGCTGCTACTTCAGCCGCATTTATTGGCTTGCTGGCTGCGGCAAATGCATCGTTTGCAGCTTTGTACGATGGCGACACTTGCTCGATGACCGACATCAGGTCTTGTTTTGTTTGTAGCAACCCGGACAGGCGTTCTTTTCCGATTGAGGAACCCGGCGCAGTCGCTTTGCTGATCTGGTTGTCCAGCGCCTTCTTTACCCAGTCAAGGCCCTCAACAGAGCCAAAATCTTTCAGGGCAACATCCTTTTCAGCCGCCAGTGATTTTGCAATCATCTTGGCTGATTGCATGGATGGCCGCTTCATAAGCGACTCAATCTGCGGCTGTAAGGCCGCTGCCATTTCTGAATCAATGCCCTCCGCCATGGCCTTGCCATAGTTCTGCCCTGCTGCTGTGCTGCGTGCAGCCTCTAGTGCTGCGCGCGTCTCTGGCGTACCAGCAACGCCAGCTATGGCGGCGCGCCGTGCTGCTTGCTGTTCTGCATAGCGTGCAGCCAAAGGACCAGCCGATTCTGGATTGTTCAGCAATGTGCGCTCAAGCTGGGCTAGCCCAGGGTCCGCCGCTGCTTGTCCCATAGTGGGATTTGATCCGGGGACTAATGGCCGTGCTGACTTGGCAGCCTGTGCTGCCTTTCCAGCATCCGTGGCTGACGCTTGCAGGATTTCGGAGGCGATCTGCTGCTGACCTTTTCCGGTCATTGGGCGAAGCAAGCCGGTTGCGCCTTGGTAAGCCGCAGCAAGACCGCGCCCTAGCAGGGTCCCACCAGCCCCCGCAACACCCCCAAGCCCAGCATTAGTAAACGTCTCCTTAGTGCTCTCACTGGGCTGTGCAAGGCCGGTAAGTGCACCAATGGCACCAGCACCGGCGACCGTATTGGCACCAGGAACAAATGCAAGTGGAATGGTCATGGCTACATTGCCAGCAATGTCTCCTGTCTTGCCTGCAGTGGTTCTCATCAGCGGCGCATCAAGTCGGCGCGACTCCTTCACATCATCGCGCGATGACAGCCCAACATATTGGCCAAGGCCCTGCCCGAGATCATGCATGGACTTACCAACACCAGCCGCAACCTTGTCAAAGGTTGACATTCCCTCGGTCGGGTCAGACTTGTTGTCGTACTGAATGGCAGCGTTGAACTTGGAAAACGGTATGTCCGAATAGAACTTCTTGTGCAGTCCAATCAACAATTGCTCATCAGAAACGCCGTCATACATCGGGAATTGAGCCCGGATCTCTGATAGTTTCGGCATGGTCTACTTTGTGAAAAGTCCGAGCGGATCATTTGCTGTTCCGCCCTGCAATGGATTGCCCGTTGTACGCATGAAGGAATTGACCTTCTTGGCACCAGGCCCCGCCCTTACCTCCAGGCTCTTGATATAGAGCGGAAGAGCGGCTTCTTTCTGGGCGATGGTCGCATCACTGTCGCCGATTTGTGGAGTCAGTTCACGCACCTTCTGCAATGCCTCGTCCTTGTTCACGCCAGCACCAGTCGCAGCGCGCAACAGCGCCTCGCTCATGGATGATGCGGCCTGCATGTAGTTCTGACGCTGCGAGCCGCGCATCATGTTCGCCAGTCCGCCAGCTATACCCATTGACGGAACGTTTGACAGGGCGTCGTTGAACCCTGGCCGATTTGCTCCAGGGTCAGCCTTGACTGCGGCTTTCATGTTGGCGAAGGCATTGTTTGCCTGAACCAGCCACCCCGCCGCCTTGGCTTGATCTTCCGTCATCGGCTTCCCAGCGCCTTCGATCGCGTTGCCCTGCATATCGCGCGCGGGCATGACAACCTGGTTCCTTGGGTCAGCAAATCCGCCCAGCGACTCAATCCATTGCGGCTTGTTGGATTGGTTCTTCTCGAACTTGAACCGGTCTTGTGACAGCCTGTTATTCGCCCACCCCAACGCATTGGATGCAAGACTGTCTGGAGATTGACTCTTTGCCAGTTCCCCTCGTATCACCGATTCGTAGGGGCTACGGAATCCTATTTTCCCGCCAAGGTTCACTTCTTCCAACTTGTCGCGCGCCTTCACGCCGTCCAAGTATTTCATGCTCCCATCTTCGGCAAGGATGAACGCGCGGCCTTGCTGGTCGTACTGCGGTGCGGTGGAGAACTTCGGCCCTTGTTTGACGAGCTTCTGTTGCAGATCGAGCGCGGCCATTGGGTTTATTCCAGCCAGCGCACCGGCAAGCCCTTGGTAATCGTAGCCCGCAGGTCTTGCAGGCTGTCCAGCACTAGGCAGGATGCCAGATTCAGCATCGCCTTGAATTGCAGGTACGCTGGCCTGTCCTGGCGTGGCGAATCGCTTGTACAGCTCCTGCATCTGCTGCTGCTGTGCGCGCTGCGCCTGCTTGTCGGCCAGCGAGGATTCGGCCTCTTGCATCTGCAACTCCTGCAGCTTGGCAAGCAGCTTCTGGCGCTTGAACTGGTCTACCGAGCCCACGGCTTCATTCAGGCGCTGGCCGAACCCTGCGCCATCGGTGCGCGGTGCGGCTGCAGCCAGCAAGCCAAGGCCAAAGCGACCGTCATCGGTGTTGAGTGCGTCGAGCAAGCCCATGTTAGCCCCCGCTCCCGGCGTCGCCGTACAGCGATCCGGGGCTGTTCTGGACGCCAGTCTTTCCCTTGATGATGTCGTCAATCATCGCCTGGATCTCATCGTTGGTCATCTGGTCTGGTTGCTTGGTCTGCGTGGCAATGCCGACTGCATTGGCGGGGCTATATGGATTGAGGGCGTCCCAGTTCAGCAAGCCATGCGCCTGGCCACTCGGCGCCGTTGGGAACACCTGCGGCGTGCTGTTGCGCAGCAATCCGCCTGGCTGCACTGCGCCGCCGTAGCCTGCCGAAGAACCAGGAGCCCCACCCTTCTGGCGCTGGTAGCTGCTGCTCATCAATCCGTTGGCAACACCCATCAGGCCCGGGGCAATCTGCTGGTTCATCTGGTCGATGCCGCCGAACAGGTTTTGATAGCCGACTTTCTGCTGGGCGTTGAACGGATTGGCCTGCATGTACTTCTGCAAGTCCTGCCCGCTTTGCAGATTGGCCTTCATCCATGGTTGTGCGGGCTCCCATGGGGTTTTCTTCTGTTCGGTGGATTGCTGCTGATCGCCACTGTCCATGGCGCCGAGTGCTGCACTGCCAAGACTTACCCATGTTGCTGCGCTTAGTCCAAGTGACATACTGTCTCCTTATCCCGTAGTTTCAGTGTTCGTGTTTGAAGACGCTCGCTCTCGTCGGTCATCTCGTCTTCGATTGCTTCGATGTCTGTCAAATCCGTTTTGTAGATCGTGATCCAGACAGTGTTTTGGTGGGCGAATCCGACACGCTTCATGCCTGCCTTGGTAGGCAGGACGTGATGCCCTGTTAGGCGTCTCATGCCGTCATCTGTGGAAACCGTAATGTCTCCGGTGCAGATGTTGATGTGGTCGTGGTTATGCTTCGCACCCGTCAACACCACGCCTGCCGGGACCAATATGGTCCGGTAGTAGTGCCCATCGACTATGTGATGCGTCGTCTGCAAATCGACCTGAGGGGCGGCGAGAATTACCGCCTCAATGATGTTTATCTTGTCGTTGTCCAGCCTGACGACTTCGCCCATTACATGCCCTGCCGATTGCCGCCGTAAGCACTACCCAGGCCCATCGAATAGCCGCCATCAGACACTGGAGGGCCGAAGCCAAGATTGCCGGCGCCGCTGTAAAGTTGCGAGCCAAGCTGCCAGCCACCCAGCGCGCCAAGAATAGGATTACCCTGCGCGTCCTGGTTTGTGGTGTTGCTCGCCAGGCCCTGCCCGACGTTGTTAGCCGCCGTGTTGAAGTTGCTCCAGTTGTTGTATGGCGTGTTTTGAATGTTGGTGCCTGCCGTGATACCAGCTTGATTGCCCTGCTGCTGCGTGCCCCAGGTGTTCATCCCGAGATTTGCACCGGCAAGCTGGTTATTGACGTTGCCTTGGTTGATGTTGAAATCGAGGGTGGAGAAGCCAAGATCGTTGTTGCGCAACCCAAGGTCGTAGGACTGGTCGCCCTGATAGCGCTGCAAGTTACGGCCCATGGATGTCTGGTAGTCCTGCCCGTAGAGATTGGTCAGCGCATTGGTCAATCCTGAGTTGATGTCCTTGAGCGCATTGGCCTCAACGACGCCTTGCCGCGATCCGCCGTAAGAGCCGTTTTGAATAGCCCCGCTTCTGATGGACGGTGCTAGGTTACGGCTCCAGTTGTCGTTGACCTGGCTGGTGATGTTGCTGGCCATCGAATCGAGGTACGGATTCTTTTGGTATCCGTAGCCACCCATC